CTCTCAGTTTTTTTAAAATCGCCTTTGTGTTTAAATGTTATCATAAGATCACCCCGGACTATTACCAAGTCGTCGTCGTTCAGCGTTAAGGGCTCTGTTTCTTGCCATGATTTCACCCGTCGACATCTTTTTTTTGGGTTGACTCTTTATGTTACATACATTAATTAAAGTTAATAATCGGTTAAGATGCCACTTCTGGCATTCCATCGGTATTTGCAAAGCCACCATCCAATAATAGATAATTTCGGCAGTGATTACTTCCCGATTAATTTTGCGTTTTTGTTCCTGTTCGGTAAATGATGTAGCAGTCATAGGATCTTCTAGATACGCGCTTACTTCATTAATGACCTTAGCATCGATTGCTTGAAACACGGTGTCATCAACGTTCTGGGTTATTGTCATACACTTAATGTACTCAATAGTTTCTGCGCGTGGCTTGTCTTCCTTTGTTAGGAAAGGTTTGTGCAATTTACTTTCCCATTTCGATAAGGAGACCAAAGAATGTTCCAGATGAAGTACCCGGCCTTTTACTTTAACAAACTCTTGAGTAGCATCATTAAACAATTCGTCATCGGGAATCGTAATTATTAACATTCCTGGTCTCCTTCCATTTTGAAGTTTCTATTCCATTTCTGGAACAATGCCGTTAAAGAAAGCAGCCGCAGCATCGGACTTGGTAGCAAGCTCCATAAACAATTCAACGAATGCTTCTGTTTCGGAGAACCCTCTACTAAGCTCTTCGGACTTGATGAATCTCCGACCATCGGGAGATTTTTCACCATAAGACTTGAGGATGATTTCTTTAAAGATTACAATCAATTCGGGCTCACTCTGAGTCTCAACAACTTTCTCGACCCAAGCAACCCATCCACCAGAAACAGACATCTCTATCTCGGCAACCTCTACTTTTGAGAGATTGAAATAGAAAGTCTCTTCTCGATCAACATCATTGTAATCTTTATACTTAATTGTTTTTTTTAACATGGAGGACTCCTTTCAAGGTTTTTAATTTAATAGGGCCCCCCAGATTGCTTACCCATAGGATTTTGCTTACTTATGGGAATTGCTTACCCAGGGGGCCCAAGAGGAGGAAGAAACGCCTAGTTAATTAATCGTTAGGGCGTCATTGCCGCGATGACTGCATCCGGCAGGGGTAAGCTGGGATCGCCGACATCTCCAAACAAAAGCAGTTCGAGAGCTGTCAGTGCGGTGGGATCAGCACCACGACTATCGATGATAATCTGCGCGGTGGGTGTATAACCAGTCACTATCGGGGGAGTCGTAGCAACCTCCCAACTGAAAGTGATCGCTTCGGGTGAATCATTAACTGACTGGTATCCCTTCTCGGAAGGTGAAGCCAAACAGCCATAGATCAAGTGAAGCTTGTAACCGAGCGCATCACCAGCCACATCGTTACCAATCTTCGTCTTAAAGACGAGACCGAAGATCGAACGAGCTTGTTGACCCAGGTAAGTTCCAACTGCAGCGCCAGCTTCAATCGAACCATCGCAAACACCAAACTCATCGGGATAGGTGTAAGCTTCGATTGTGCAGGCAAATTCCTCAGCCGAAACTAAAGTTAGGTACTTAATGTTATCTGCATACAGAGCAGTCGGCTCTGCGCCAGAAGGACTTTCGGTAACGCTTACCAAACCGTTCCAGGCCACACCCAAAGGGTAAGCACCTGAACCATCGATAACATACAAAACGCCGTTCTCGATACCAGTTTCGTAGAAACGTTTACCAGCATCGTCCCATACTAATGCTGTCATGATTTAATCTCCTTATTAGAAGTTAATTGAAAAAGCGTAGTGATTTAGATTGTCTGCCGTGTAAAATCGATCAAACGCCACACCAGGCAACATTGCCAGTTGATCAGGAATAGACGTCTCGGGATCGGGATCGATGACCGTGAGCTTGTATTCCTTATTTAAATTATAAGGAGCATTGTTGGCAAAGCGTGTGTCGATATCATCAAGCTGATAGACAATACAAGGATACGTCATATCAACGGCAGGAGGAGGCTGAAAATAGGCAGTAGCCAAATTCGTTAACAACGTGTGAAGTTCGAGTCTGCTACCCATTATACTCCCCCTTAACCGTTAAGATAAGACGTGGCCTTTTAATTTCCACACCAGTAACTTTCCAAGCAACATCCATCCAACGGATAAAGCGTATTATAGAATAGTTTTCATACGCATATGCGTCCGATACAATGCTAAAACGGTTATTGATGTTGAAATCATCATTGAGATGTTCGCTATCTTGCCATGCCTGGGTGTTACGGAGAATATCACCCTTATAGGGCCTCTCCGTAACAACCGGGGCATGAACACCTGGCGAAGTTTCAATGATGTCTATAAAACCGACCGTTCCTGAAAACTTTGCCATGTTGTTAACTCCCTATTTAGGAATTACTCAGTGAGCTGTTCGAGAACCAGAGCACTCTTCGGGACTGTTAAAGCGCCGGAAATGCGGGTTTCGATAAGATACTTCTGTTGGTTATAGTCAATGTCGAAATCGTCGAACATGTTGACTTCGCCACCCTTGTCCGCACCAATGGTGTAATCGGACAAGTTGACAATAATCGCACGCAAAGCGTACTCAGTTGCGTCAGGAGTGTGGACCAAACCTTCCATTGCAGGAACTTCGATGATTTTCGAAACGCGTAACTCAGAAGCCAATTCAGCTTCTGAACGGTACAAACGACGACCATCAAGATCCCTTATTAAGAGCATGGCGGTCAGCAAGCTGGGTGCCATAAAGCAGTCAGGGCTGCCGGAACCACGATATTCAACGCGCATCGAGATGATGTCGTCGATCATATCGGTGACACCATCAGCAAAAGCTGCAACTTCCTGGTGCTTATAGACCACATCATCCGTCCAAATTGGACGAATTTCAGTTTCACTGATCTTATCGTCGGAGACGCCAGAACGTCCATCACCAATGAGAACTGCACGAGCAATTTCCTCGTCCAGCATCACACGCATTTCGCGCTTCAGCCAAGCAACAACATTGAAGTCAGTGATGTCGACAATATCGTCACGATCCAACTTTTGTTTCTTGTAAATGGTCGTTGGAGTTGTGGACCGGCGAAGAATCGGAAATACTTCCTCGACCTTCAGATTGCCAGTCACATAACCCAGGGCACGTGCCTCATCTGCGGTAATGTCAGCATGCATTGATTTGATTCGGGAGAACGGTGAATGGCGAGTGCCTTTCAACACAGCGCTCACCCATTCCATCCGACGTGCGATCCAGGTGGGTTCTTTCGTTACATTGCGAGCATCGGGGAACAGGAAATCAATGTTGTCGATACCGTAGGTTCCGGCATGCACCAATTCCTGTGTTTCCTCGTCCAGGGTAGCGATATGAGCTTCGAAGCCCTCACGCAAGGAACCAAGACGTTGCCCTTCAACCAGAATCGCTTTGAAATCGGCGTGAGTCAAAACCGGCTTTGTTTCTGCATTACGGTTATCAAACACATTCTTTTTCATGAGTTTTTTTATAGCTCCTTCTTTGAGTTTTTTTTCTTCGGCGTCGTCGACGTGTTCGATCTCGCCGGATTCTAAAAGTTGACCGATGATAGCATAGACAGCATCTGTCTGCTTTTCATCTAGCGTGGCGAAAACATCAGCGATTGTTTCTTCGCCTTCATGTTCAAGATTCTCTTTGGCCTCTTTGGCCTCTCTGGCCTTTTTGGCTTCTTTAGATTCTCTAGATTCTGGTTTCACTTCGCCATGAACAAGCTCCAGACCAGTATAGATGATTGCTTCATCATCAAGATCTACAGGGTCACCATCACCGTGTTGTACCGCTATGAAATCGATTTTCGCACCCGGGTTAGCACCAGACAAAACTAGGCTAACTTCGCGGATTGTGCCGTGAAGAACTTTCTTAGCCTTCTCGACTAATTGATTCGCAAAAATCGATAAAGACGAAATATCCTTATGCTCTATGAGCGCTTTGGCTTTTACCGCTTCTGCAGAGTCATTAAGATATGCGTAAACATATACGCCGTCATCACGGTTTTCAAGTTCGGCATGACCGAGTATATTAGAAAGCTCATCGTGAAGATGTCGCCATACTAAAGGAACAGTCACACCATCTTGATCTTTAAATGCATCGCGTAAAATCGTACGTCCATCCGAGCATTTAAGATTGTTCTTAGTGGCCCAGCCACTAAAATCGTAATTAGGACTTGGCATTATTCATTACTCCCTTCGTTATTAGAATTATTTGTGTTTTCCGTTCCGGAATCATTAGTTCGTCCGGAATCATCCTCTGCTGCTACATTCAAATTCTTGTTCCGTAGCTCGTCCGCCTTAGGATCTTCACTAGGTTTCATACCGAGTACAGCACGGAATTCATTACTGGAAACAATTTCGTTTCGAGTAAACTTGTCAGCCATTTCAGCCAACTTAGAAGCAGGTACGAGTTTGAACGGGTCTCGAACAGCCAATAGACTCTGGCCTTGAGTCCGTCCAGTTTTCGTAAGGAATACACGTGACATAGCATCAGTAATAGCTCCGAGAAACGGCTCGATAGTCCTATTCCAATAGTTTATCATAGCTGTCTCGTCCGCGGTACCATCGAAAATTTCCTTCGTCAATCCTAACTGGCTCCAAAGCATACTCGTTAAATATTCGATTTGGCTCATTAAATTATTCTCGGCTGGTCTGTTTAGTTGTGTGATCTTTTCAGTCGCATCAACGTACCCAATACCATACTGAGAGTCCTTTAATTGCTTTTCAATCATCTCGCGGCGATTCTCGGCCTGCTGTCTTCGTTTCTCTGTCTTGAGAACATAGGGCAACTGGATAAGTAAATCTAATTTACCAGAGCCGCTTTGTTTATCAATAACATCGATAAGATTAATCTTTTCGATTAAACGACGCAATGTCGAGTT